CCTGCACATTGATACTAGGTTCTCATCATCATGAGTTCCGCCAGCAGCCAGCGGGATGTAGTGATCCACTAGATCAGCCAACCGAACAATTCCCGCTTCCTTGCACCACTCGCAAAGTGGATCACGCGCCCGCTTGATTGCCCTGATCTTCTGCCACCGGCTATCGTACCCACGCCGTGTAGCATCGGGCCTGTAGTCTACCCGTGGTTGTCGTTGTGGGCATACGCCGGCGTGGGCTTCTCGGCATCGTGCGCACCATCGGGGCGGGGAGGTGGGCATGGGATTGGCCGCGGGGAAGGGATTCGAACCCTCGAACACCAGGCTATAGGCTCAGTGCAGCCAGCCCAATGTTTCGCACTGCAACGTTTAAACCACTCACGCACCCAGCAGCAAAAACGTCATCACAGCCCAGCCATCAGCGAAGATCGGTGGGTGTAGGTATTCGGCAAAACCTTCACGACAGTGGCTTGCGCCGTTATCCGCGTGGCGATCTCGTTTGGTTCAGCCAGCAAAAACACCCGCGTTACCGCTTTATCTTTGCGGCGCTGGATCAGCCGCGCCACGCGGCCGGCGGTTTTGAGGATGCGCAAGGTTGCAAGGCTGATTGCACGCCGCTTACCGCTTGCGTTTTCACAAATCACAGTCGGTCCGGCCAGTTTCAAGGTGTCCAAGCGCATCTCCTCGATTGGGAGCCCGTAAGGGCTGGCGACGTTTACCGCCAGTTCAAACCCCGTCGGAGGTTAAGCAAACAGCTATGCTCAATTTCAGATCCTACAAGAAGTTTTCCGCAAAGTCAACGGAAAGTTTTATGTTTTTTCAGCGCTCCTTGAACGCGCAATAATTCCCACACCGCCGCTTGGTCGGCCGATACTTGCGCAAGACAGCGCTGGAGTAGCGTATTCTGGCGTTGTAAATCCTTTATTTCCATGCGCATAAGCGCCATTAATTGCAATTGCTCGGGTGTCATAGCGTGCCCCCAGCGCAGCGACATTTCCCGCTGAACTCGTACGGCTGTTTGAGCTGGTTGCCCTGCTCGTCCACCATGCCCTGCACCCGTACCCACTTGGTGACGCGGATTTCTCCACCTGCGCATCGTGCCGGGTGGTGGATCTTTTCAAGCCCGCGCGAGTTTGGATCGTAGTCCCAATACGTGAGCCCAGGCACCTCGCGCCCGCACCCTCCCGTATTTGCCCGAGGTGCCTCGTTGACCGGCTGCCCATGCTTCGCCTCGTTCAAGGCGTCCGCGATGTCTTGCGGCCCCGTTGGAAGCGATTTGCGGCCTAGTATGAGATCCACCGCCGCCCGAGCGTGCGTTGCATCGTCGGAATGACTGGCGAGCACGTCAATGAGCGAGGTGAACGTCTCCGGCGCCATGAAGCCAAACCCCTGGAGATTCGACATGCGGTTGAGCTGGGCGGTGGCCGTCCCGCGATTACAGGGCATCGTCCACCTCCAGCCCGGCCTTCAGGTCCACCGGCCCAAACCTTCGCGGCGCCCGTGGTGCTGGCGGTGCTTGCGAGTACGTGCCGTCGCGGGTCCACCATTGCGCCTGCTTCGTCCGCAGATCCGGGTTTGCGTCGTATGCCGCCCGCCACTTGCGGACGCTGGCGGTGAAGCTCAGGCAGAAGCCCGCCAGGTTGCCCTCGAAGCTGGCCGACTTCTGGAACTCGCTGCGCATGGCCGAAGCTGTGAGCCCGACATCGCCGCCTGCTGGCAGGTGCTCACATGCGAACTTCGCCGCGGTCTGGAAAAGCTCGTCTGGTTCGGGGCCGTTGTCGTCGATGCGGAGTTGCTGAGGCGGGGGCGGGGCGGGCGTCAGCGCGCCATTCCCCCTTCCCCCTTCCACATTCAACATTCCACATTCCACATTCATACCGGGAACCCCCCCTATCATAGAGGCAAATCCTGGGGAACTTTGGGGAAATCGTCTATGATCGGCCAATGATAGAGGCAAATCCTGGGGAACTTTGGGGAAATCGTCTATCATTGACGTATCATTGGCCGATGATAGGCCCAAATCCTGGGGAATCCTGGGGAATCCTGGGGAACTTTGGGGAATCGGCCTATCATTGACGTATGATAGAGGCAAATCCTGGGGAATCCTGGGATTTTGCTCTATCATCGGCCTATCATTGATTTGGCCTGATGGCGGCGGGTACTCGCTTTCCGGGTCCTTATAATGCGGCCGCTGGTGCTTCAGGAAGTTCACGCACTGGATTACCTCGACCGAACCGACCGGGTAGAGGACGATCAGCCCGGCGTCGTGGAGGTCGTGAACCCACTGCGCGACGTCTTCCACGGTCGCCGGATCGAAGCCAAATGCGTACTTTTTCAGTCGCGTCGGGCGGTACTCTAGGCGGCCTTCCTTGTCCGCCAGCGTCCACATGGCGATCCACAGTAGGCGCTGCGGGTAGCCGACTTTTGCCGGGTCGTCGCTCTCGAAGAATCCCGGCTTGATATTACGGGCGCGTGCCATTATACGCCTCCTTTCAGCACAATCTGCGTAACGCTAGGTGCTTCCCGCCCGCGCGTTTTCCCGCACTTGCCGCAATAGGGCATAAACCGAGCGAGCCCGCCGCACACGACACAGCGCCCGCCGATGCCATCTGTTGCCATGCGCTTGATAGCGCAATCGTGGCACCGGTCCTCATTTCCGGCTAACAGCGCGGACGGTCGATGGGTAGAGTACTTTCCACAGGTGCAACGGCACGCCCATCTGGTTTTCTTCCCGTCTAACCCGGCGGCTGCCAAACCCAGCACGATCAGCCGCCCGAATTTATTCCCGGTCAGGTCGGTAAACGATGGGTCGATAGGCACCGTCCGCAGCGGCGGAGGTGCGTAATACGTCGGCTGATCGCTTTCTTGTGGCGGAGTGTACGCCTCTCCGCCTTTCATGGCTATCGCCGTTTGCTTATCGACAGCGACGCCTTTGGTGATTTCCACCGCCACTCTCTCAAATCGCGTCATTAACTCCCTCTTTCCGTCTACTTCGCCCGCATCAGCCGCTTTAACACGGCCTCCTAATTCCTACCTGCCCGCCCATCGCTGGGCGTTGTCGCCATCACGTATCGCCGCCCGTTGGGCAGCCGCCACACCTGGTGATTCTTCTGGCGCACCAGCACGGCGCAGGCGCGCTTGAGTTGGTCGAGGATGGTCATACGTCGGCCCGCCAAATCCGCACCACGGCCCCGCTGGCAATGCCACACAGAAACGCATCAGCGTATTGCTTCGAAGTCTCCACGTACTCCACTACCCGCGCGTCGTCCGCCCAGGCCCCTCCCGTGGTCAGCGCGTCTTCTGTTGACCGGATGAGCTTGGACAGATCCGGCTTGCGGTCATGCAGCGCCGTCCGCTTGCGGGACTTCGGCCGCGGAAATACGAACACCATCTGGCACCGCACCGGCCCGTCAATCGGTGGCCGGCCCGCCATCGCCTCCCGCGCAGCCCAAGCCACGGAATCGCGCCATGGGGCAACCTTCTTTGACGATTCGATCATGCGCCCGCCGCCTACGTGCCGCTTCGAGCCTTGCGGCCCCGGCACGCCAAGCACGACGAGTTCGACGTCGGGCGGCCTCACCCCTCCACCGCCGCCAAAACCGCCAGCATCACAGCCTCGCCCCACTTCGCCGAATTGCCCTCGGCTCGTATTTTGTCGGTTGGATGCAGTAGCATCACGCAAAACGTATGACTGGCGGCAGTCCAAAACGATTTCTCCACAATCCAGCCGTCCATCTGAATCGCGGCCAGCGCCATCGCCGCGGCGGCAGGATCGCGCGGCCAGTCGGGGATAGAGCAATCCCACAGCCACTTGGGCCGCTGGGTTGGGTCGGTAAGCCAGAGCCGCCCGTTGAACTCAAACACCTGCCACTCCATCACCCGCTCGGCTATCAGGCGGGATTCGGCTAGGGCCCAGGGGCGGGTCATGATTGGTCCTCCTGCGTGAGTAGAAACTCCTCAGCAAACCAGTCGCCCATGCCCAACTCGGCCAGTGGGTGCCCGTCCGCGATGTACCGCGCCGCCGCTTCCCGCTGTTCTCGCTGGGCGGTGGCGATGGGGTTGTCAGTCAATGGCATCGAATAGCCCTCCCTGAGCACCGGCATACGCCTCCGCGCTTTCCAGGTGCTTTACAGCCGTCGAAAAGTAACCCGGCTTAAGCTCGATACCGATGAACTTGCGGCCCTCGTCCAGCGCGACAAACCCCTCCGAGCCAACACCAGCGAACGGAGACAGCACGACATCTCCCGGCGATGACCACAACTCCAGACATCGGCGAATCAACCCGAGCTGCAGCGGGCAGATGTGCTTTTCGTCCTTTTCATCGCGGGCGATGCGGAAGTTGAGCACGTCCGTCTGGTCGATGTCCCACCACACTGGCTCCGCGTACCGCCGCCAAATCTCCACGCTTGTCCGCCCGTCGCGGCCTTTGCGGGCGTACTTTGACGGGTGTTGGTCAGTTTCGCGCGGATCTTGCGCGGCGTCGCCAATGTACCGCTCGAACCCATTCGGCCGCTCGATTGGCTTTGTGCTGAGATTGTCACCGGGCGGCGTCTTGCGGAACGCCAGCACGTAGTCGGCCATGCCCTGCCGAATCTGCGAGGAGTCGCGCATTACGGTCTTATGCAGAAGCCCGTTGTTATTGGTCCGTTCCCGCTCCGTCACCGGGCACTTCCACACCGTAACCCGGCTATGGAACGTCCACCCGGCGCGCTCCATAGCGGCGATGCACTGGCCTGGAAAGTCCCGCAATCCGCTCGCCCCGTCGCTGTTCCGGTACGTCGGCAGGTCTTTGACGTGCATCACACACAACCGGCCCGTCGTCGTCACGCGAAGCAGTTCCGGCGCGAGGAATCCGAAGTGCGCAAAGAACTCCTCGTCACTCGCGCAGTTGCCCATATCGGCCTCGGAATCCGAGTAGGTGTACAGGCTGGAGAACGGCGGCGAAAACACCGTCAGGTCTACCGACTCGTCTGGTATACCTTTGATGACTTCGCAGCAGTCGCCGTTGTAGAGCGCCCAGTTGCGGCCGTGCCGCTCGTCTAAAATCACGTTCATTAGATCCACCTCGGAAGATTCATTTTCTTCGTGCCAACGGCTGAAGCAAGCTGACGCCGCCCGGTACCGTTTTGAATTGCCGCCATCGCATGAACCATGGCCGCTTTCATTTCTTCATGCTTCTTCTGCTTCTCGCGAATGGTCTTTAGGACCGGGCCCTCTGTTTCCGCGATGACCATGTAGGCATCAACCGGCCGCGTTTGGCCGAAGCGCCACGACCGACGCACTGCCTGATAAAACTGTTCGTAGGAGTAGGACAGCCCGCAAAAGATATGCTTATTGCAGTGCTGCCAGTTCATGCCAAACCCCGCGATTGATGGCTTCGTGACGATGCGCTGGAACGCGCCGTGCGTGAACCCAAGTAGCTTTTCTTCCTTCGCCTCCGTCCGCTCGTCGCCGCGGACTTCCACTGCGCCGTCGATCACCCGCATAAGTTCGTCGGCTTCGTAGTTGGTGTTGCACCAGATACACCACGGCTCTTTCGAGTCGCCGATGATCTCGGCAACGCGCGCTGCCCTCGCCGGCGCCGTAAGCCGCATCTCCCGATGTAGGCCTGTTGCCGAAACGTCCGCCACCCGGAACAGTTGGCCGTTGGCGTTGATGGATTGATCGACGGCGACGATCTCCTCATGGATATTCAACGCGGGCATATTCCATCCGTCGTCAGAAAACCCAAGGTCTGACGGTTTCTCCATGCACACCGACCACGAC